GGCGCTAGGTGATAGGTTTTTAGTATAGGCAACATCAGTGTCTATAGGATCTAACTATGATTCGGTTTTGCAGCAGATAACGTCTGCCGGCCTGGTCATCGATCGTGCGCGCGGGCTGTTGGTTGATCAGGGCGGATTCGAGCGATGTAAAGTCGAGGGCAGGTCCGGCAAACCTGGGTGGTACCGGCTCTATTCGCTGCGCGGTGCTGATGGCGGGGTTCTCATCGTCGGCTCGTACGGCGTAAGCGACTGGGCGGCGAACGACCACGGCGCAACCAAAATTCGCCTGAATCGCGATCAGCGCAAGACGCTCAACGTGGACCAGCTCGCGGCCGAGCGTGCGCGCATCGAGTCTGATCGCAAGTCCGAGGATGCCCGGATGCTGGCGCGCCAGGAGCGCGCCGCAGCGCAGGCGTCTGCCTGGTGGCGGCAGTGCGCGCCAAGCGGGCGATCTTCCTATCTGGAGCGCAAAGGGTTTACGCCGGGCGCGCTGTATGGGGCGCGCTGTTCGCCCTCGGGCAATACCGTCATCCCGGTGCAGGACCATGCCGGCAGGGTATGGGGGTTGCAGGTGATTTACTGCGATCCGGAAGCCCGGAGGCGCAAAAAGCGAGACAAAGATTTCACCCCTGGCACGGTTAAACGCGGCCACTGGTTCGGCATCGGAAGCCTGGCAGTGGGCGGCGTTGCTCTGGTGTGCGAAGGGTTCGCTACCGGCGCCTCGTTGCACGAAGCGACCGGTCTGCCTGTCGTCGTGGCATTTGATGCCGGCAACCTGTTGCCGGTTGCCCTGAATCTCGTTGAGCGCTGGCGCGGGATGCGCCTGCTGTTTTGTGCCGACGACGATTATGACTGGCAGCAAAACGGCAAAATCAATGCCGGAATCGAAGCGGCAAAAGCCGCTGCGCTCGCCACTGACGGCCGCGTCGTCTGGCCGGAGTTTCCTGCTATTCGACCTGTCGGCACGCATAAAGGCCCAACCGACTTCAACGACCTGCACGTTCACCCGTCTGGCGGGCTGCATGTCGTAAGAGCGCAGATCGACGCCTCATTGTCGGCTTCCGGATGGCGCCTGTCGGCAGCGCAGGGCGCCAGGGTGGCGACGGTTAGCGAGGGGGCAGGGGATGGCGGGCGCAGGCCGTTGCGCAGCAATATATCGATTGACGAGGCTCGGGAGCGCTGGGTTTTCGTCTATGGCGGCAACGACCTGATGTTTGACCGGCAGGAACATGTGCTCGTGCCGAGGCGCGACGTGATGACCCTGCTGCCTGATCACGCATGGCGCGAGTGGAAACGATCAGGGCTGGAGGTCTGCCGGCTGTCAGAGGTGGGCTTTGATCCGGGCGGGAAAGACCAGGCTGTGCTCTGCAACCTGTGGGGCGGCTGGCCAACGGTCCCTAGGGAAGGAAACTGCAGCAGCCTGCTTGAGTTGCTGCGCTTTTTGTGCAGCGACGACCCGGACGGCGACGGCCTCTATCAATGGGTTTTGCGCTGGCTGGCGTATCCGATCCAGCACCCTGGGGCAAAAATGCGCTCGACGCTGGTTTTCCACGGCCTGCAGGGTGCTGGCAAAAACCTGATTTTTGAAACGGTGATGGCGATCTACGGAGAGTATGGGCGCGTCATCGATCAGTCGGCGATTGAGGACAAATACAACGATTTTGCCAGCAGAAAGCTGTTTCTGGTGGCGGATGAGGTGGTCGCGCGCAGCGACCTGTATCACGTCAAAAACAAGCTCAAAGCGATGATCACCGGAGCGTGGATCAGGATCAATCCGAAACACATTGCCGCGTACGACGAAAGAAACCATGTCAACATGGTTTTTCTCTCCAACGAATATTTGCCAGCCGTCATCGAGGTTGGCGACCGCCGGCACTGCGTCATCTGGACCCCGCCATCCTTGTCCGAAGAGTTTTACCGGGAGTGCAAGGCCGAACTGAATGCCGGCGGGCGCGAGGCTCTCCATTGGTTTCTGCTGCATTTGCCGCTCGGCGATTTCGATGAGCACACCAAGCCGCCCATGACGAAGGCGAAATCCGACGTGCAGGAGTTGTCCGCCGGGAGCATCGAGCGGTTCGTCCGTGACTGGATCGCTGGCGAGACAAACTGCCCGGTTTGCCCCTGCGCCAGCGGGCAGGTTTATCTGGCCTACCAGCGCTGGTGCACGGCGCGCGGCGAAAAAGCCCGCGCACAAAACCATTTGTCCGGTTATCTCGGCAAGCAGCCCGGGTTTTCCATCCAGCTAAAAGACTGTTTCAAGTCGGCCAGTTATGGCGGGGCGTCGATCCGGCGACGAATGGTCATTCCGCCGGAGTCGTTGCTGCATCGTGCCGAAGTTGGAGCGACCGACTACCGAAAACCTGCCAGCCAGACCGAAACCCAGTGGATTACCGACTGCTATTACGTTTTCCAGGCGGCTCTTGGTGGGGAATCCGATGTTTGACCGACCAAATGTGCGGCTTTACCGAACGCACCGAACGCACCCCGTACGCACGACCGAACGCAGCAAGTTGTTGATTTTCAAACAACCGTACACACCGAACGCAGTTATGAAGGATCCACGTGCACGCGCGCGCGATGACACGTGCGCCGACGCGCGCATCCCTCGCGCGCATAGATTGTGTGCGTTCGGTGCGTTCGGTGCGTACGGTACACGCATAATCAACGGGTTACGTGCACTCGCCCGCGTTCGCCCGTGCGTTCGGTGCGTACGGTCATGGCGCTCGCGCGCGCGGCCGCAGCTTTCTTTTCTTTTATTTGTAAAAAAAAGAAAAGAAAGGAGTCTGCCATGAGCCGCCCGCCCGCCTCATCGGATTTTGTGGCCTTTGGCCGAGAGCGGCCGGCCGCTTTCGCTGCCCGGCTGGGGGTTGCTCGTTCGACCATTAGCCGGGCGATCCGCCGCGGCCGGCTTGTCCTCGGCTCGGACGGCTGCCTTGACGTATCCAGCAGCCTCCTCCTGTGGCAGCAGACGACGTCCGGGCTGCGGCCGGATGTTTCCGCCCGGCATGCGGCCGGCCGGCGAAGTGGCCTCACAGGGGGCGCCGCCGAGCCTGCTGTGACGGGCGACGTTGAGGAGGACCAGGGCGAGGAGGATCACGGCGAGGACGACGGCCAGGACTCCACTGAAATGATCGAGACCGGCACGTTGCGCTACTGGACCGCCCGCCGCCTGGCCGCGCAGAACGGGCTGGCCCTCCTGTCGCTGCAGATGCGTCGGCACCAGCGCTATGCGCGCGACGACGTGCGCCGCGAGGCGCATGCCATAGGCGGAGTGCTGCGCGCGTCGCTCGAGCGGATGGTGGACCAGACGGCGCCCCGCCTGGCCGCTGCCGATCCTGACGCCAGGACTGCCCTCGTTGTCGCAGAACTGGCCCTGGTGCGCCGCGCCATCCGGGAAGAGTTCGTCCGCGCACTGCGCCGGTTGCGCAAACCATGAGCGCGGCGCCCGTGCGCGGGGAAGCGCCAACGCGGATGCGCGATCAGATGCCCCGGGTTGCCGAGTGGCTGGACGCGCTCCGCCAGGAGTTCGGCTCTGGGGCGGTTGTCGTCGCGATCCGGAACGGCATGCGCGGCGGGACCGATTTCCACGCGGCGGAAAACGGCTACGAGATCGGTCATTTGCCGCCGCCGCCTTCAGCGCGATTCCACGCCGACTATCTGCTCGAGGTGAACCGCCCGGGCCGCCCGCCGGCCGGCACGTCCAGAAATGTCGTTTTCCCTACCGACCGGAGAGGCCACCAATCATGAGCAATTTCATATCCATCGACCTGCGCAGCCTGTCGACGGCGCAGGCTGCCCTGGGCGCGCAGATCGGCCAGCTGCCGTTTGTTCTCGCGCGCGCGCTGACCGTTACCGCGCATGCCGTCAACCGCGAAATCCGTGTCGAGATGGGCGCCAAAATTGCCGGCGGCGCCACGCCCTATACACTGCGCGCCTTCGAGGTGCAGATGGCGACCCGGAAAACGCTGCGCGCCGAGGTCCGGCTGCGCCCAACCCCGGACACCGCCGGCCGCGGGACGCCCTACGAACGCTCGCTCGGCCATCTGTTCCGCCCCGGGTCGGGCGCCCGCCAGTTCAAGCGGATCGAAAAACTGCTCGCCTTCCGCGGCCTGATGCCGGCCGGCATGCAGCTTGCCCCGGCGCCCGGACTGAGACTCGACGCGCGCGGCAACCCGCGGCCGGCAGACATTCATGAAATGCTGGGTATCCTTCGCTCGTCGATTCGCAACCTGCGCACGTTCCGGGCGGTGAGCAAGCGCGGCCAGCAGCAGAGCGCCGTTGGTTTTTTCGTCGTCGTTCCCGGCGCTCCTGCCAGCAAACACCTGGCGCCCGGCATCTGGCGTCGTGACGAGACCGGAAATCGTTCAGTGGTTCATCCCTGGTTTCGTTTTGTTTCGCCGCCCGGCTACCGCCAGCTGTTCACCCTCTCGGCGATCGCCCAGCGGGTGGTCGATACGCAATTCTCTGCCGCGCTGGATCAGTCGGTCACCCGCGCACTGGCGTCGCCGCGGCCATGACTGGCGCGCTCGCCGTTCCGCCCGATGGGGTCGCCCACGAGGGGGCTGCCATTCAGTCGATGGTTGCGCTGCAGACGGAAAAGGCGCGCCTCGGCGCCCTCGACCTCGAGATGCAGCTTGCCGAGGCACGCGCGACCTCCTGCCGGCAGGCCGCTGTGGTTGCCGCCGGGCTGGCCGTCCGCAACGCGGTTTGTGCGGCGCTCGACGCCCTGCCGGAAATGCTGCGCCGTGCGCTGGGCGAGCCGTCCCGTGGTCCGGCTGACGAAACGCTCGTGCATTACCGTCTGTCAGACGCGGTGCATGAAACGGTTGACCGCATCGGGCGGCTGGCCGAATCGGCAGCCGTCCCGGCGCTGCCAGAGTTCGGCGCCCACTTTCGGCGCGGTTGCCGGCCGCGCAGCCTGCTGACCGTCAGCGAGTGGGCCGACCGCCACCGCTGGCTGGCGTCCGGCACCAATGCGCCCGGGCGCTGGCGCACCTCGCTAACCCCCTACCTGCGCGACATCATGGACG